GTCGCTCGTCGCTTTCACAGTAAAAAGTACCCCAGCGATAGCCTTCGATCTTTTTGATAGTAACGCCATCCTTGTACCACAGTTGTACTTCAATAGCGTTCTTTTTGTATTCGGTTGATAGTTCCCAGACAGCCATAGCAGTTCCTTAAGAGTCAATTTCCATTGAGTTCCATTCTTTGACCACGTCAAGCATTTCTGCTTCTGTGTTACAAAGAATCTTGGCACTTTTCCAATCGTTTTCTTTGTCTCGTCCGCCCACTTCGACCATGAAGCCATTATCGTAACGATTGATTGTGATTGATTCGTTTACTTTGTCCAATTTAATTAATTTCTTTGCCATGCTCTTTCTCCTTTAAGTTAATTCTACCACTCTATACTGACTTGCAGGATAGTTTTCGTGCAACCATTCCAACAACCCTGGTTCCCAGGGCAGTCGAATCTCGCCTGTGATGTTTGTGATTATGGTCATCTTGGTGCAAACTCCTGTTGTAATTTGATATTGTCCATGAACTCTTTTTTCACACTGTCGTCTGTTTTGAAAGCGCCTCGCAACACAGTGGTCTGTGTGAGACTTGAGTGTGCCATGATGCCACGATTCTCACAGCAGCCATGCACTGCTTGAATGTAAACACCCACATCCTTGGATGCGGTTGCGGCCATGATCTCGTTGGCAATGTCTATGCACAGTTCTTCCTGTAGGGTACCTCGACGGGCACACCACTGTGCAATGCGGGTGTACTTACTAAGTCCGATCAGTTTCTCTGCCGCAATAATGCCAATATAAGCAACCCCAGCAACGGGTTGGTGATGATGACTACACATACTGCGAAGTTCACTGCGAACCACGAGCATGCCCTCGTAACGGTCTGCTGAATCATTTGGAAACGCTGTGCAATCGGGTGCTGGTTCATATCTTCCTGCCATTATTTCGTTGTAGTACATCTTGGCCAAGCGTCGAGCTGTGCCTTTTGAATTGGGATCGTTTTCTCTATCAATCAGCAATGCATCCAACACACCCTCAAACGCCACAGTGGCTTCGTCAATGAGTTTTTCTTTGATGGCATCACTCATGTAATCGCTGATGTTGTCTCCAGCCCAAAAGCGGCGCCCGCGAGCTGTCATTTGTTCTCTAAGCACTTGTGATAAATTCTTTTCTTGCATTGTTACTCCAGTGTGTGATTGTACACTATTTAGATTTACGAGTCAACTGACTATGGAAATTTGTCTGCAATCTGGATAAACAACCTCACGTGGTGGTTGACTTTGATATTGACTCAACAGTTCCATGCCACGTTGGGCTTCTTCGATTGTGGGACGATAATGATAGCCTACTTGAAATTCTTGTTGTTTGACCCAAGGGCTTACAGTTAGATCACGACCGTCATATCTCATGCGCAACAGGGCTTGGTAGGCAGTTTCATTATCCAACAATATGGCACCACCACGACCGATAGGCAAAGGTTTGTCGTGTCCAAAACTCACACACTGCATCTGCCCGGCTCGATACATATTGGCTTCTAGGCGTCTTGCACTATCCCAAATGCGTGTTTCAACAAACGGGTACTCTCCCACCCAACGTTGCCATTCATGATCTAAGTATTGATATTTGATGCCCAGTTTGTGCATGGTCATTGGCACACTAACATAGGTATATGGTGTAAACTTACATGTTTGGACTTGATCATATCGTAAACACAATTCAATAGCATGGGTACAACAGTCAGTCATCACAGCACGTGATGCACCAGTGAACTGGGCCAGGGCTGTTTCAAACTCAAGTATCTTTTCGAACATACCAGTTCCAGGCGTGTTGGATCATGTGGTCCAATTCAAATTGTCTCCAACCCTCACCAACACGGCCAAATTTGGCAGCACTTGCTGTGAGCACCGCAGGATCTCCTGGTCTAGCCGCACCCATCACAACTTTCAATTTCTTTCCAGTTATGCGTTCGGCCGCGGCAATGATTTCTCTATTGCTGGTTCCGTTGTTGGAGCCTAGATTGTATACACCTGATGGAATCTTCTCATCTAGAGCCATGACATGTGCTCGAGCAATGTCTTCCACATGCACATAGTCACGCACACAAGTGCCATCTGGTGTGGCAAAGTCTACACCGTTTAATGTAAATTCTGCATCATCTCTAATGGCACCCAACACACGAGCAAAGATGTGTGTGGCATCTTCAGTTTGTCCGTGTCTGGTTTGACTATCAGCCCCACAGGCATTGAAATAACGAAATGCCACATAATCCAAATTGTAGGCTGTGTGATATGCTGATAGAATTTTTTCTACCATGAGTTTGCTGTCACCGTAAGGTGATATGGGTTCACAAGGATCCACTTCATGGCATGGAGTCATAATAGGCTCGCCATACACTGCGGCACTGCTACTGAAAATAACTCTGGTCTTGGGCATGCTTCTGCGTACTTGATCCAACAGTGTGAGTGTGTTAACCACATTGTTTTCAAAGTAACGACCTGGATGCCGGATGCTTGGCCCAACCAAGCTGGTGGCGGCACAGTGAACAATAGCACTAGGCTCGTGTATCAACAGTTTAACCAAGGCATCTTTGTCAGAAAAATCTCGTTCAATGTATTCATGAAAGATTGATTTTAATTGTTTGGGGCACTTGGCTTTGTCAATGCCCACCACACGATGTCCAGCATCGGCCAACATCAAGGCAGTTTGACCGCCAATGTATCCGGCTGCTCCGGTTACTATAACTGTTTTCATTTTAAATATTCTCCAATTTCGTTTTTTAACATTTTGTACAACACTTCATGACCTAATCGAGTTGGATGAAAGCTGATTGGATTGACCAGTTGTAAGTCTACCAGAGCATCCAATCTAGCAGTGTCCAAAGACCATGTACTCAAATGATACTTTGAATCAGGCACAACATGACCTTGTTGTATCAACATTTGTGACAGCAAATCTCTTGGTTGTTTGCTATTGTAGATGAAATTTTTCAATGTGTCAACTTGATAATCGTGATGATTAAAAGTATCAAACCAAAAATTCTGTATGCCGTGGCCATGAAAATATTCATCCCAATATTTTATTGCCATAGACAACTGCTGTACTTCATGTTCGTGATTGTAGTTGGCTATCCAAGACTTGGCCTGGGGGGTCGAGTCTCCAGAGTATATTTCTTCAAAATGATTCCTTGCAATATCAAAATATTCAGTTCTAGCAGTGCTGGTTATTCCCCAAAGCACTGTGACGGTGGACCATTGTTTTTTTAGTTTTTCAACTTGATCTAGAGAAAAAAACTCCTTGGCATGCCGAAACTGCTGTTGATTGCTGGAACCCATCACAGCATGGTTGTGCTCTGCACATTGATAATCGGCTGCAAGACGCCGCCTAAAAGTCAGTGCAGTACTGTCTTCTCGATGTACAATTGCTTCATACTGTTTTTTTGACATACCTGGTTGATATTGAACCCCTACTCCAAAGGTCCAACTACAACCAAAGGTAACCAATAGTCTTGACTGTGTTTTCACATGGCAATCTTTACTACGTGATATTTGGCTTCAGCCACATGGTCACGGTATCTATTGCTCGCCCTATTCCAATGCTCACCATGACCAAGCAGTATATCAACCACACGGTCAACAGTGCCATTGTTCCAGTCAGATATGAGACCCATGTTGTGATGAGGTTCTTGCAGGAGATTTTGCATCTTGTGATATGCATCATCAATGCTCCACGGAATGTACAGTCTGTTGGGATCGTTGGCAAAGGTTTCGGGGAATGACCGGTATGCCGGATATAACACATTGCAGCCAATAGTGTCAGCCTCACTGACCGTATTGCTGACCCAATCTTGCAAAGCACAGTTGAACAAAACTCTAGTGTTGTTGAGATGATCATAGTATTCATTCTTGGTGATGTTGTCGTAGATTTTCAACTTGCCGGCTGCTTCCATAGCTCTGGCACGTGTCACATACTCTGGATTGTTGCTACGCAATGGCCCACCTGAGTAAATGGCAAACTCGCAGGGCTCACTAGTAAGTTCACCATACATTTCAATCAAGTCCATGAAGAAGCCAGGCTGCTTTTCTTGATCAAAACGTGCGGCAAACCCCACGCGGCGCGGACGATCTGCAAATGGTCGAATATTGTCGCTACCACCAATGCGTTCCAGTACCTCTTCTTTGCCAAATGCCAAGCCCGAGATGTTGTAGATTGGAGCAGTCCAACCTGCAATGCGCATGTGTGCAACCATTTCTTCGTTTGTGGCCAGCACGCCTGTGACAAAGTGATTGACCATCTTTTCATATGTGCTCATCCATCCGGCCATGCCCCACACATGCACAAAGTCATCGGGGTCAATGGCTTGTGCTAGACAGCGCACATAAATGCGAGGACGCTGTTCTGCAGGAACCTGGTCCATGATGTATGGCAAACTCTCAATGCCTGGCTGAAACATGTCTTCAAAATAGATCACATCTTCTGCTGTTACTTCACCTTGTTGCATGAGTCTGACTAAGTTCATCATCTGGCTCATGCCAAAGTAACTGCGTCCGTGTGCATCCAGCACTTGTCCCACAACAATCTTTTGACTGTTGTCTAGGGTCAAGCCCGGCACATAAACCACATCAAGACCTCGACGTTCAAACACACGTCGATTCCACTCAGTCAGTTGCAGTGTGTAACGGGCCTCATAACTTTCAAGGCCCATGTAGTATAGTTTTCTCATGCGCGATGTCCTGCAAAGCGACGAGTGTCCTCATCCCACATGTTTTTGGCATACTTGCCAGCATGCCACTTGCTGAACTGTTGCCAGGCATAGGTTTTGAAGTTGTACAGATCCGCTTCGTTGTAGCGGTATCCATAGTCCTGGCAAAATTCCAGATACACTTCAAGATCGTCTTGGATCTCACGTACCTTGGGGTTGGGTTTGAATGTGGGTCTTGCCATGTTGTTCTCCTTAGATGACAATATTGTTGAGGGGTCTAGTGATTTCGTATTTGATCAGTGCGCCGTTTTCTCCGTCTTCGGAGACTTCGATCCACACCGCTCGACTGGGATAGCGACTTGCTATTTGTATATATAGGTCGTCTGCCATCATCTCACAACTTTTGTAGTCTAGTTGGAGAGTTCCACTGCGGTAGAGATTTTCGAGCCAGCGTTTGAATTGGATGAATTCAATGTCGCGATCATTGTGTACAACATCAATCCACACCCGGAAATGAAAGATGTGACGATGAGGATTGGCAAGAAACGAAACATCATATTCATCACCTGTGGCCAGTGCGGGATCTGTGGCAGCCGCAGGATATCTGTGCATGCCTTCCTTTTGAAATGTAACCCATATTTTTTTCTGTGCATGTTGCATCACTCGGTCTACCACTTCACGTTCTGCTTGATTCATTTGAATAAGTCCTTAAAGGTTGATGTTGCCATGTTTTCTAATTTTTGCATGGCGGCGTCGGTCAGTCTAAAATCATATGATCTAGATGTCTTGGGGTTGGTGCGTTCAAAGTATCCAAATGGTCCACCAGCTATGTAATTGCTGTCATCACCTGCAATGATTTTTGCTCTGCCTGCCTCGTATGATTCTTCGATCTTTTGTTGTATATAAGGATTGCTGAAATCATACATGTCGGCACTGACAATAACTTGGTCCTGGGTTTTTACTCTAAGCTGTTGTTGTATTTTGTCGTAGATAGGAGATTTGGGAAATGGCGTGACTTTTATATCTTCGGGTAACATCTTGCCTATGCTTTGAGCTGATGTTGAATCTAAATCTCTACTTTTTACTTCAAATCCATATGCAGGAACGTCAATTCCTTGACCATGACGATCCATGGGCCAACCTTGTGCCTCCATTATTTCTTCTATCGCTCGCCCAGCTGCGCCATTGGTCTTTGGCGGTACTGCCTGTCCTACCAAATGTTTGACTTGTTTGATTTTTGCCATTTTAAGATTTCAAACTTTCAAATGTTACAATCTTGCCCAAGGCATCACCAAGATTTTCATCTGGATGCACAATGTGCAGTTCACAGTGATGATGATCCTTGCGTTCATCGTATCTGTTGATCTCCACCAGTACACCACCATTGGCACGATACACAGTAAAGTTCATTCTATGCCGACTGCTGCCAATACTTGCAGATTCCTTCATCCCTATACTGAGACCACGCTCTGCACGATCTACTGACACTTGTGTATCATCGCGGTTTCTAAGATACTTGGCACGTTTCAATATCCAGTTGTCTAGCCATTTCATAATTTACTATCACCTTTGTAATCATCCCATGAAGTAAATGTCTCACGGCTCATCAGGCTGTGTAGACTGTGGCACCAGACGCCGGGATTGGTAGCGTCAAAGTCCTTGTCATCTATTTTTAACATTGTATTATAATTCCACAGTTTTGTATACGGCACACTTACTCGAATCTGCGGAATGAAGTTGCGATAATCACACAATGAACCATCATTGAACTCTTCTACAGCACTGATAGGAATGTCCAAAGTGCAAAGATAACCACGTAGCAAAAAGTACGTGATCATGCTTTCCCATTTGCGCCATTCTTCCGGGGTCTTGGGATCAAAACTGTGATTGGCGCCAAAGAATATGTGTTCACATTCAAGCATTTTGGCAGCAATGTTATCGATGGACTGTAACCCTACCACAAACAATGTCTTCTTACCAAATGCCGGAGTGCGTTCTACTTCTGTGCCCGTAAAGAAATCAACGCCTGCATGTCCTGCTCTATTCATGTTGTGGTCCCCAACTTGTCAAGTTTACTAGAATCAAAATCTTCTTGTTCCATTTGTTCATATGAAAACAATGCATTGAATTGGGGTTTAGAATTGGTAGTGTTCTTGCCTTTGTTGCCACGTGTGCCAACAATTTGATTCCAATAACCAGTCTTACCTGTGTAACCAGTTCGTTCAATCACAGCCATGGCGCTGGCCTTGTCTGGCGCTGAAAAAATTTCTTCTATAATGTTTTCAAAATACTCGTAGTCGCCGCCGTTGCGTTGCATCATGGCAGGATGTTCTCCTGCATCAAAACGACGATTGGCTTCTTGCACAGCAGTCAAATGCATCCACACGTTATGCCCCATGAGCAAAGCATAACTGAAACTGTCCCAGGATGTCTTGCCTTCTTTACCATTTTTGTTGACATCGCCTGGACCATAGATGCAGACATCTTTCATTGTAAGCATATCGCTGATAGGACTGTCCTGCCAGTTTTTAATATTGCTTGTTTTTGGCAAATCAGCCAACAATCCCACACTCCATTTGCGAGTGTCTGTGGAATATTTTTTGTCATCCAACACCGGAGCCATACGATACGACCACTTTGAATCATGTTCAAACACATTTTCAAAGTACACCTGACCATTGGCAGTGGCGAGGAATGGGCTGGCACAATCAAAGGAGATAGTAAAAGACGGGTTAACGTATTTTCTAACTGCCCTTTGAATCACGGTGAGTAGCACAGCCCATTCCAACTTTGATGTACCCAAAAAGTGCATCCAGTCATGTACACCCTGCTGTAACAGATTGTCATAACGAAGTGCAACCAGTCGAGTCAGTATCAGTTGAACGTCGCACATGTTCTGTCCGCCCATGGCCCAGCCGTCAAAGTGTGTGGCAGGATACACAGCAGGATCGCAAAACTCTTTCATTTCCTGATACCATGCTTCGGCACTGTCGTGACCATCGCCTTGCAACACATTCAAGAATCGGGCGCCACCTTCTTTGACACCTCGACGGTGTGCCATAAAATACAAGTTGTTGTATTTGGTGGCTGCAACTGCTTCATCCAGTGTGGTAACACCACAGGCCTTGCTGGATTTTTGATCGTGTATGACCCAGGTAGGAATATCAAGAATCATTCCATAGTCTGCAATGCTGTCTAGCCAACGCAACACTGTGTCACGTTTTTTCTGGGCAGCATCCAGCAACTTCTGATAGTCGGCAGCAGGGTCTTTTTTAATTTTTTTACCTTTGGCATTGACCACTTCAGTTGGGCCTTGAGCAACCAATGCAGTCATTTTATCTTGCACTGCTTGACTGGTTGGGTCTCGCCACTCGCCCTCCCACAAACCCTTGGCAATCTGGAATCCACCAGAGTCGCCAAGTATAAATGTGCCAGATTCACGATTGCGAACCATGTCTTCTGACCAGTCCTGCTTGGTCAAATCCAAATTGGCATGTCCTGCTGAATACAAACTCCAACGATATGGGAACAGCGCCTTCTGACTGTTGAGCCAGTTCATCTGTTCCATGTCAGTCAACCCTTGTGGAAACCTTGCAGGATCCACATATGGCTCGTTGCGTTGTTTGCCCACAAACGTGGCATAGAAACCTGATATAGCTGGTAAAAACACAGCATAATCATTTTGCTTGGCTGTTAAGTTATCTTTCAATTCGACCCCAATTTATTTTAAGCCACACACGTTCCATAACATAATGAACAATAGCCAACACAATGTGAATAATCACTGCATTGCCCAGGCCTGTCCATAAGGCAGTGATCAGCATGGCAATGATTCTATAACTTATTGTTCTTGCAACGGTGCGTGTGTGTGTTTCTGTCATTATTTGCTCTGTGCTGGTAAAATATAGTTGTAAACAGCCACGCCACTATCCACAGTGATCTTGGCAGCACCATCATCGCTGATGCGCATGGTTTTGTCACCACTCAGGGCTAGGATGCTCATGACTTCCTTCACTGGCCATGACCAAGTGCGTTTGAGTTGTCCTGTAACACCAGCATGAAAAACAAAATTACCAGAATGAGTGCTGTGGTCGCCAAAGAAAAACTTTAGATCGCCGTTTTCAGTGCGAGCTTGAAAGTTGGGTTCATCAGAATTGGCCTGTGCCTGTGAACGTAGTTTGATAATACCAGCCACAGTGGGGTCAAACTCAATGTGCCATGTCACGCCGGCAAATTTGGGTGTTTTGAGTTTTTCTTGCACAATTTGTTCAGCCATGAATCTGTAGTTGTTGCGAAAATCGCCATCTGCATTTTCAAAATTAATGCCTTCGGGTGTGCCATCACTTTTGGTGGCAATGGACAGTTTTGCATTCTCTTTGTATTCGGGCAAGTTCAACAAGATTTTGATCTTGCTCAAATTAGGCATGCCAAAAGTGTGTGCAAATTCTGCAATGGGCTTGTGGAAAGTACCTTCCAGCACCACAGACAAGTTTTCTGCCACGCCCACTATGCTTGTGGTTTTGGCATCTCCTGTGATTTTGATCAGGTCAATACAGCCCAGATCATGTGTGTGTTCTACCAAGTCTTTGAGATAGTCTTTCATTTATTACTCCTTAATTTGTGTATTATATAGATTTTTTTACTGTGGCGCAACTATTTTGGCCAGGCTCTGCCCGCCGCGAATGCTTTGGATGGATCCAGGTTTTTTCAATTCAAACCAAGACAAATCACCATGTCCATGATGTAGATTCATGATCTCGTAGCCTTCACGTTCTGCCGCGGCAGCAACAGCATGACCCGGAGTGTAGCACATGAAGAATTTTTCGCTGAGTGCGGCTCCGTGTCCCCGATCACAGTCATTGAATGTGAATATAAACACGCCGCCAGGCCGCAGTTTGGAATACACATCAGCAAGATAACGTTTTATAACTTCAATGGGCCGATAGTTAAAATAATTATAAGCAAAAATCATCCCAAACTGTTCACTAGGCAACTGCCACAATGGCATGCCGTCTCTTCGATCATCAATCACATATGGACGTAGACGTCTTTGATATTCCAAAGTAAATGCCGAAATGGCCGGATCCAACAGTGCTTGGTGCTGATCCACTAGATACAGTGGATCCAACGGTACCAAATCTTCAATGAACGTTTCTGGGCCTGGGCGTATGATCATGCCAGGCAATCTCCAGTCACTGTAGTTGCGCAGCCTGCTACGAAGCAAGATGTTGCTTTGATCATCGATACCCAGCTTACGTTCAAAAATGTATTCTGGAGATTCATTCAACATGCCTTGCTCATACAACACTGTGCTGGCCTTGTATTGTTTGGGTTCTTTTTGTGCTATGAGTTCACGCAGCCGTGCCTTGAGTGCATCCAGTGTGGCTTGCACATTGTCAAAGGCATTGATCACAGCACTGACATTGAATTCCATATCAGACGTGAATGAATCAAGTTGCACATGAGCTCGTGCAACAGACATACTCAATGACTGTAGTTGTCTAACAGCCTGACCATACTCGGGGGTATAATCCGGCTGTTCCAAAAGATTCAAATAAGATATTAAATCGCTGAGTTTCATTCGAATGAGAATAGTGCAGTAAATGTGTTTTCTGTGTTGGTGGCAGCGGCCAAATCCCAGTCCAACACACCCAACAAGTTGTCAATCTTTTGATCCACCACAGTGGCTTCCATTTCTGTGTTGTCAAAAGGCAATTCCTTGAACCACTGTGGCAAGTGCATTTCATCTGTGGGATAGCCAATGCTGGTCCATCCAAGAGCATTGGGTTTGAGTTTGCACACAATGGTCTTCATGCCGTCGACCACCTGCATACTGTAGTTGTCTGAGTTCATTCGCCGCAAGTTGTTCCAGTTTAGCGCCGCACGTACATGTCCGGGCATGTTGGCTTTGCCCAGGCGTTCTTCTTCCTTGCCGTACTTGGTCAAGTTGTTCACACGCTTGGGCGAGCCTTTTTCCCAGCCTGGGCGCTCTTTGAATTCATACTTGAATTCACGCACACGTTCAATGATTTCATCACGTTGCGCACCAGACAGCACTTTATTTAGAATTTCCAACAAGAAGTCTTGAATAACTTTGGGAGTGTCACTACGTTTTAGATCAAGGCCAGTGGCCTTGGTCTTGCCAATGGCACCGTTGACATCTAGTCGTTTGTTTTCAATGTCAATGGCGTTGACAGCATAGCGTTTCTTAGTGATGAACAAGCCACGGTCTGCCACTGTTTCACGTCCGGCCTTGATCAACTCGCCCATGTCTCTGGGGCAATGGAATGCACGTTCCATGAATGCTGGAAATGAGTCATTGATTTGGTCAGCAATTGAATCGTATAACTGAATACAGATTTCCTTTGACCAGGCCATGCGACCTTCGGCAACTTCTTGTTTGAGCACTGGCCATGCTGAAAAGTAGCAGGAGTCTGTATCACCGTAGATAACTGCTCGGCCCACATGGTCATATTCACCTGTTATGCACTCATTCAAGTATGCGTCCATGTGCTTGGCAATGCTACGTCCTGTGAGTGTTGTGCTTTGTCCAATACGCTTGTCAAAAAACCTGCAACCTGGATTCAAAATAGCACCGTACAAGCTGTTCAAGTTAATCTTCTTAACCAACTGACGCTTGTCCCAGAAAGCAATCTCTTTGGCATCCTTGGCTTCTTTCTTTTTGGCCTGCATTTCTTTACGTTCTGCATACCAGCGTTCCAGCAAGCCTGGGATCACGCCTTTCTTTTCGTAGGTGAATATGGTGCCATTGGCTGATAGGATCCAAGGTTGATTTGAGTCAAACAACATGTACCAAATTTCAGCGCCTGAGTGTACAGTCTCTTCACCTGACTGCCAGTCAATGGTGATCTCTGTACCACGTTGTTGTTCCATCACTGCTGTGTATTCTAACGAAGCAAACACACCTTCCCATGCAGCCGCAAATGAATCACCCTTAGCCATTTTGTCCTTGATGTATCGGTCAGTCATCACTGGACGCAGTTGGCCTATGATGGTTTCTGGACCCATGTTCAACGCACGAATTGCTGACGGATATAGACTGTTGATGTCAACTGACCCAATCCACTCATGTAGTCCTTTCTTGGGATACGCCACATAAGCACCTGCAGCCTGTGTGTCCTCGTCTGTGAGTCGCTGTTGTCGATTGGGCACAACCATGCCACGTTCATGTGCTTCGTTTATGATGGCCTGTTCGGTCACAGCCACAGCACCCATCGTGGTGGCCAACAGCACAGTGTTGGCATGTGCCAGTTCGCTGGCCAGTTCCAAGAAGCGCAGTTTTTTGTCTAGTTTGTCCAACAACAAGGTATCTTGCCGGTTGTACTCAATAAAGGTCTTAAAGTGTTGGTTGTACAACTGATCCAAGGTGCCTTCAAACTGTGTCTTGCGTTCACCCAGCTCGTATTCAGCAATGGCATCCAGACTGTAACTGTGTCGCTCTTCATAAGTGTACTTGCGATACAGTTGCATATAGTCCATATGCACACGACCTACCAAGTCATAAGTTTCGTTTTCAGCACCAAAGCGTTCGAATACACGTTTCTTGGGAAACTGCCCCCATAAACAAAAACGTCGGGTATCGTCTTTGCTGAGCACTCGAGTGATACGATTCACTGTGTAAGGTATGTCATAGCCTTCCGAGTTCCATCCACTCAAGATGTCTGCATCATCAATGAGATCCAGGAACATCTTCAACATTTCTGTTTCAGATTCACACAACACAGTGTTTTCGAATTCCGCACAGATCTCACGAGCAGTCTCTGCACTCATGTGGCGTGGTGCCACCACAAGAGTGACCAGTTGCTCCAACCAATTCAGATATACCGATATGGCAGTGATGGCATTGAAAGGATCTGTTACCGGAGAGAATCCACGCACCGCATCAAACCCAACTTCAATGTCAAAAAAGGCTGTGTGTAGCGTAGGGGCGTCTTGGTCTTTGTAGTTTTCTTCAAAGCATCGGAATATGGGATTGATATCCGATTCGTAGATTTGGCGGCCGCTTTGTGCTCGGACTTCCTTGCGGAACTCTTTGTTGTTGCGTGTGCTAAATCTTGACACAGGCGTGCCGTAGATGCTTTGAAACTTGCCTCTGGGGTCGTCGTAGTAAAAAACATAATTGGCAGGATACTCTCGATACTGCCTTTTGCCTTCGCGGCGTTCTACCACGTGAATGCGATCGTGCTCACGATCAAATAGTGCGTCAATATAACTCATTGGTCTCCGTTTGTGGCCGGTTTAGCCTTGTTACATGTTCTTAACGTGAACGACTCGTTGCTGTTGAAAGCAATATTTATAATGTCTTGCCCACAGTTTCAAGAATTGTTTCCAACAGTTCTTGATCTTGTTTGGTCTTGCCAAACTCGGCCTTGTGTGCCACTCTAATGGCTTTTTTCAACACAGCCGGTTTGATTTCTAATTCTTCTGCAATGGCCTTGATGGTGTCGGTCAAGCCGCCTTGCAGGGTATCAATCTCGTGCATGACCTGCATGCCTTCATTGATGATTTGGGTGAGTTTGATCTTTTGTTCGCCGTTGAATGATTTGTTATCCATGAGTACTCCTAAAACACTAGTATAACACAGATTTTGGCGTTGTCAAGAAAAATTTGCTCACTTCAAGCATCACGGTAGCGAATCGCTTTGCCTGCCCAGCAGCCGGGCCACACGGTCCTAAGGTAGGTGTGATCGGTTAATTACTTTTCTTCTATGTAATCTTGACTGAGGTCTTGATTTTGTTTTCGTCTAGCACGGAACAGGTCCACAGCCATTTTGGCATGCTTGCGTGTTTTGAAACGACTGGGCAGGCTGTTGCCTTGCCGGCGCAGTTCATAGCCTTGTTCATCATCGCCATAGCATTCCAAGCATGAGCCATCAGCCATTTCGAATGTTTCCACTGGGCGCGATCTTTCTTGTAAGCCTGGTTGTTTGTTCAGTGCAGGTGCTGCTGCCTGGCTGAGTTGATTGGCTGTGGCTGTGGCGTCAGCTGCGGCTGCTGGATCCACTGCGCTTTTGGCAGGATTTGCATTTGGTACAACTCGAGCAGCCTTGGTTATGACATTGTTGCCAACACCGGGTCCACTTGCACCGCCCAACATAGGACCTGCATATGATTTTTGTGTTACTGTGGCGTTGCCGGCTGGCACACTGACCTTGGCCACTGTGGGTGATGCCAGCTGGCCAGCAGCATAGTTTGGTTGTTGTTGTTTTGTTCCAAACTTGGCCACCCCAAGATCCACCGACTGTGCTTTTGCTGTGGTAGCGCCGGCAGCATTTTTTGTTTGAGATGCGGACATGGGACCTTGATTGTAATCAGTGGTTGTGTCACCAGTGTCTAAATTTTTTGTTTGTTGTACACCCATGAGATTTGGAGACTGTTGAAGGCGTTGTCCTTGAGCATTTGTGGTGTAGGTGTTGAAGTCGTTGCCTTGTTCTTCTTTCATGGCTGCTGCAAGATTTGCCGTTGTTTGTTTTGCATTAAAATTCTGCACATTGGCAAAATCATCATCACCCATGTCACGAATTTGTTGTTGAGCCTGGGTAACTTGTTGTTGTTTTGCTAATGGTAATTTTGCAAATTGAGGATCCTTAGTGATATCTTTTGCATTTGGTCCTCTATATTGTTGTGCAGTGGCAGCGGCCTGTTTAGTATCCACCCCCGAAAGAGGACCAACGATACTTTTTGCCACGCTGTCCGCCGCCGCCGCCTGTGGATTTTGACCAGTCAGCTTGGCCAAGGCTGCGCTACCAACTGCCTTTGCGCCTGTCCAGGCCAAACTGGCTTTATCTCCAAGTGTGGCTCCGCCAGCATCCAATGCCTGATTGACACCTCTGGCTGCATTAAAGGCACCTTTAAAATTATTGCCTGCTTCTATGTCTTGTTTAGCTTGTGAAATTTGATTACCGGCTGCATCTAACTTATTGGCTTGTGCTTGAGTTGGTGTATTGCCAGAGGAATCAATTTCATCTAATATATCTAAATCACTGTGAGCAAACGGTATAGTATCACGACCATCCTCGTCCCCTATACGGTACACGTACACACCAGCATCGTCATCGCCGGACTCATCGGGACCAATTTCCCAGCCCATTGCTGCCAGTGTGCGTTGTGCCTTGGCCATTTGTTGTTCTGTGCCATTCCACCATTGTGCAGCCAATTGACGTAGGATTTCTTCTTCATTGGGCTCACGATCGTCACCGCCCACTGGTGCAAACTCTTCAACCCGACCGCGTTCTACAGCATCTTTGGCCTTGTCTTTCAAGTCGCGACTCACTGCAACTTTCTTTTCCAGACGATCCAAATATGTTGTTAGGTCGCGTTTGACCTTGCTCAGCATGTCTTCTTCAATCTCCGCCATGGCTTCTTCCAGTGCAGTGCGACGAGGCTCTATGCTATCGCCAACCATGTAGCCATCCATGGGATGCGCAGGATCTGTTTTTGAGCCCAGAGCACGAATGTGCCGTGGTTTGAACAGCGCAGGCAATTGTGGAACTTTTTGTTGCGCAGGGCTCAGTCGACCCTCCACCATGTCCAGTCGTCTTATTATATCACGGATGTCGTTGCTCATGCTCGTTGGTCTTTCAAGAAACTTCTCAGCATCCAGCCGTGCTTGCCGTGTGCGTCAATACGTGCTGCCAAAAAGTCCATGATGCCTTGCTGGTTTTCTTGTTCGGCCACAGCGAATGTTTGGTTCAGCAGATCAATCAACTGTTGGTTGTTGGCATATAATTCTTCAATCATGAGTCTGGCTCGGGGAATTTTTGTTTGGCCAGAGATTTCTGACAGTTCACCAAATCTTTCAAAACTGCCAGGAGTGTAATCATCTAAGATGCGGATAAACTCTGCTGTTTGATCAATGGAATTTTCGTATACTTCTTCGTAGATGTTGCCAAAGAACTCATGCAGTTGTGCAAAGTCAGGCCCTTCCACATTCCAGTGAAACAACTGTGCTTTGATCACAAAAGCATATTCAGTTGCTAATAGAGTTTTTAAACTGTCCGCGAGCATGTTTGTTCCTTTTGTATTCCCGGGGCGTGTTAGGCGTAGGATCTGATTCAGTTGTATATTTACCTGTCAGCAAGGAACCGCCAGATCTTGATATCATGCCCATGGGCTGGCTTATAGCAGCAATGCCACCAGATGCAGTAGCGCCTGCACTTGCTGATTCTACAATTTCACGCCATCTCATCATGTACTTCTATGTATATTTTGTCATCAAAAGTTTTGATCTTGCCAGGACCTTCTTGTACTCGCACATTGCGCATTTTGAAATTACCACAGTCGGGATCTACATTTTCAAACCGCAACAAGTAAGCGCCAAACGGTGCTTGTATTTGCAAAGACTCTTCAAGATAAATGTCTTTCCAGATCCAGGTGCGCTCACTGAACAATTCTTCATTGACATACACGCGATATCGTGCAGGTTGGGAACACCTGCCACTTATATCACATACTACTCGCACGTATTGAGTTTGCATAGATATATTTAGTCAAAACTGTGTATATAAATATCCCATGCTAAAGTTAGACCAAATACGCCAGGTGCATGTGGAACTCACTACCCGGTGCAATGCCCGTTGTCCCATGTGTATGCGCAACTATCGCGGCTTGGATTACAATTCGGGTTATCCTGATGTGGAACTGAATCTCGCACAGTTTCGGCACATTTTGGCACCTGTGATATCACAGCTAACACATGCCAACTTCAACGGCAACCTGGGAGACTTTGCAAGTGCTCGAGATGCTGTGGAAATAGTTGAATATCTTGCGGAACACGATATCACAGTAAACATCAACACCAACGGCAGTTTGCGCAACCAAGATTGGTGGCGGCGCCTGGCGTTGCCCCGAGTCACTGTGGGGTTTGCGCTGGACGGTCTGGCAGATACTCATGCTCTGTATAGACAGGACACAGACTGGAACAAAGTCATAGCCAATGCACAGGCTTTTATCGCTGCGGGCGGACGGGCCAAGTGGCGTTTTGTACCGTTTGATCACAACCGACATCAAGAAGCCGAATGCCGACAACTGGCCCAAGATCTGGGATTTGTGGAATTTGAAAACATCTACGATGGCCGAGACTCTGGACCAGTGTTCACTAGGTCAGGAGAATACAGCCATAGGATTGGCACAGACTCCAGCAATCATGTGCCGCACATCAAAGATTTATTACAAAGTCACATCACATGGTTTGATCCGCGCACTGTGCAAAGTCACAAGGATACGCCAGAGTTAAAATTACGTTGTCAGCACAAGATCAAACAAGAAATATACATAGCCGCAGATGGTTCAGTATATCCCTGTTGTTACCTGGGATTCTACCCCAAAACCATGACTCACGCTGGCAACAGTCAAACAAAAGAATTGGTCGAGGAAAACAACGCACTTAAATATGATTTGGCGCATTGTCTAAACTGGTTTGAACGTGTGGAACAAACCTGGGCTCAAAGCAGTATTGCAGATGGCAGACTGTATCAATGTGTCAACAGTTGCTCAATCACCTAAGGAAAATATGACCTCAGCAAGAATTTTATACCTAGCACGATATCGTGTGCCGCATGCCATCATGAGCCTGCAACCTGAATTTGCCAACAATCTCATTGGCATAGACCGCACTTGTATTGCCAGCCCTGTGCCGCAGGAAGAACTGTGGCCTGTGTTTGAAAAGTACGGCATTGATACCGCCAAGTTAGACTATGCTCCTGATTCAGAGATCTACAGAATCTATCCTGAAGTCAACAATTGGGTGTTTGACGGTGACTACAGAACATACTGGCTGCGTCAGCAGGCCATCAAGTTTGCGTTTCTTGATTATCTCAACTATGACTTGATGATCATGCACGACTGTGATTGTTTGCTGATCCGACCCTATAAACCTATCAAGGACGGCGTGTTGAATTTCCAAGTGCTGGAGAATGAACGCCACAGTTGGGGTTATTATGAAAGTATCAAGAATGGACTGGGCTTTGACCGACTCACGCCACACTGCTTTATCAGTGAAAACGTGCCTGTACTCAAACAAGACTTTAACGATTTAGTAAAGTTCCTGGAAGAAAAACATCAGAAGAAATGGCTGGATGCCATGATTGACTCATGCCCGCCTGAACCCACTGTGCCACCCTGGGGCAATGGTGAACTCATACGCTGGTTTTCAGAATATGAATTCATTGGCAATTGGACCATGAGCCGAAGACCCATTACCCAGGAGTTCCAACGCAGATATCATTATGACGACATGGAAAAGATTGGTGACTTTGATCCCAACTATCACACTGCTGTGTGTGATGCTGTGCCTGACTTGAGTCGCAGTTTGCAAATGGACTGGGAAAAGAAAGAAGTTGTGAACTTCAACTACTACATGGACAAGATACGTGAAACTCTTGCACGCCTCTCTTAAAGTATTCTCTCCAGGCTATCAAGCCACAGAATGGGGCTTTGGCTATGATCAAATAGTAGACTTGGCCACAGCCTTGGCACAGCCGCATAGCATAGCAGTCTTGCCAGTGTTCTACAGTCTGCCCAACAAACACGAATACAACCCAGACTTCATGAAGTTGCCGCTGCATGAATTTGATCTTGTGTTGTTCACTGACATTGAGTGGCACAGCAAAAAAGAACTTGTGGAATGGATTGAAACCACAGGCATAGAAAACTGGCTGTTGCACACAGCAGGTGTGTGGCTGGACGAACCGCCCCACCCAAGAGTGATCTACAGACCAGCCTGGAGTTTCAACTTCCTACGTTGGAATCAACCAAGAGAAGATTTCCCTGCACAACGTCCTTTTGCATTTGAATGCCTGCTAGGTGCTCGTCGTGAGCATAGAGATTTTGCAATGTTGAGCATGCAAAAATTAGGCTTGCTGGAACAGGGAATTGTGACCTACAGAGACTTGTTTGTGGGGCATTGGATCGATTCAACTCCTGAACGTGTGGCCAGGCTGTTTGATAATACTGCATTACAATATCCTTATGTGAGTCCAAACTTGGACTCTGCATGGGAAGTTAAAAAAGACATGGACAATTCTGTCAGCGGTTTGGTGCCCTGGGAAATATACAATCGCACTTGGTTCAGTGTGGTGTGTGAAACACTAGGAAAGGATCGTGTGTTTCTTTCTGCTGAAAAAACTGCCAAGTGTTTTCAAGCTCGTAGATTGTTTGTGGTGTTTGCCATACAAGGATTTTTGCAACAATACCGGGACTGGGGATTTGAAACCTTTAGCGATGTCATAGACGAAAGTTATGATGCCGAGCCGGATGATGTAGTTCGTTGGAGTCGGGCGTTTGAACAAATGCAGTATCTATGCAGTCAAGACTTGCCTGCACTGTTGCAAAAACTACGACCTAAATTGGATCACAATCACAATAGGCTGTATGAATTTGAACAAGAAAAAACACAAGAACTACAGCAGTTTGTCGTAGATCACTTGAAGTGATCCAACCAAGTTTGATAAAAGTGTTCGGCGATTATTTCTTGTCCTGCTGGACTTGAATGATAACCAGGATCTTCTCCTGAAAACGGATTGTTGCCGCATATGGCCTGCGGCGATCGTGCAGGATCCAAGTTGATGTAATGATCAGGCACAATGCTAGGAAATGCCTCACGCCACTGTGAAGAATTTGCAGGATCAAATGGCCACAACAGGTTGGGACACACAATGAATTTGATACCATCTAAATACATCATTGTGATGCCATCCCGCATGATCCACTCGTCACACTGTTTTTTCCAAGCATTGTCGTAGATTGAATCAATCCAATGGCGCACACCTGTTTGTGCTTGTTTAGTGATGCGTCCCTGTCTGTAGGGATGATCAAAGTTTTCAGCCAAGGTAAAGATAGTTTCGCAAATCATGTTCGACGGTTCTGTGCCGTAGTTGACATTGCGTATGCCATCTTCTCTACGGTAGCCATTGCCCAGGGCACGATTTTGCAAATGCTGTTCCAGTGGAGGATTCTCTCCTGAACTGGGTTTTTGATTCCAATCGTAGGGTACACTGTTGGCAGGTATTTCCATTCGGTCCCAGAATGTGGGAGTGAGCACAGCAAAGTCTGGACGCTGTCTACGTATCTCATCTATCTGTATGCGTATGCCACCATTGCTACAGCCCTGACGTGCTAGATTGATCAACTCCCAGCCTAGTCGCTTGGCCAACACTTCACTCCAGGCGGTGCCAGGCAATGACTTGCTGACAGCTGAAAAACTGCAACCTGCTATCATTAATTTCATTGTATTTCCTTGTAACTGTTTTGATGTTGCATGACATGAAAGCCAGCAATGATGTTGGCATGACGAGGCAATTCATCCAGGCTGTATGCATTGTCGGGCACAGTGTATGTTGTACCTTCTCCGGGGCGAGCAAATGTCACCAGGCGTGGGTGCCATTGCACAGAGTGGTATACCAACACATGATGTATATGTCCATAGTCGCCAGATTCATCATGTGTTAGCACCAGGTCAAAATCTTTGGCCAATGCCCAACAGGCTCGTTCTGCACGTTCTTCTGTCCAACGAGTGAATTGTTTCTGTTCATTGTCATGCCAGTGGTCTTCAAACCCCAGGAACACTGTGCCAATGCCGCGACGTTGCCAGAACGCTGCCATTTCTGCACCACGCGGATCTGTCGCAGTATAGGTCAAGTAACCAATGGTCCAGTCATGCTCAGGATGATTGTGGATATAACTGTAGGCAAATATCACACAGTCATCAGGATGAGCAACAAGACACAACGCCTTCATAGATCTCGTGCTGCCTCTATGCCACGTTGTAGCAACAAATCTCGATATTCTTGACGTTGTTGTGCAGTTAGTCGGGTCCAGGCGCCTCTATGCACACTCACAGTCAGAGTGTTTCGATTGTTCATTTGATTTATTTTAGTCAGCCAATGCACAGTTTCATCATGGCTGACATTTACTATACCGCCAAGTTTGTTTTGTCTGTCGTACATAACTTCCAAATTGCCGCACAAGAATTTTACAAATCCTGAATACAATATGAATTCAGTGACCATGCCTTGTTGTTGGAACCATGTGGGGAATGGTGTGCGTGTGCGCAAGGTAATTTCAGCAATCATCATTCTCACGGTGTCGTTGTGTACAATGAATGGCACACCACCAGGACCCAGTTGCTCGGTGAGTTCAATTTCAAACAACTGTTCTACTATTTTTTTGCTGGGCTCGAACACAGGATATATGGGACATCTACCTGTGAGGATTCGACCTGTTTCGTCCACCACTGTGGCAGGATCCAGTTCACGCACAAACAAAGTTTTAGCATCCAAGATCATTGAGTAAGTGTTGTAGCTCATTGATGCTGTGAGCAGTTTTAACACTTGTTGACTGACCCAACCATCTGCTACAAATGGCGTGGAGAATGCACTGCGTGGAATTATCAGCACATTGCTGGACAACGGACCCCACCAGGCAGGGTCAATCTGTGCAGCAATAGTTTCGGTGTCATTCAACACCACATAGATATTGCGGATGCCAATGCGTTGGCAGTTTAGTGCAATGCTTTGCGCTTGTGCTTGTAATATGGGAATTTCTTGTTCGAAAACAACAGTGACAATATCAATCATGCACTTATGTATTTGCAGTTGATGGTGGCGTTGTTATTTTCCTGCTACCGCTAGGCCAGCGCCTTTGTTGAAACTGGGTGACCATGAATTGGCTTGTTGTAGACCCTTGCGTTTTGACCAGGCATATCCAGCTCGGTGTCCTGAACAGTCTTTGGTGCATTCACTTCCTAGGAAGTTAAGTTCGTCTATTTTTTCAATGTTGGGATCACCATGAATAGACTGAACTACTGGTCTATCAACATCATCTAATGAATAAAATTTACTGTTTTGTGCAGTCTGTCGCTCTCGTTGTGCAGCAAACTCGGGTTCCATTGCATTTAACTCATCGCTTGCTTTTTTATAATCTACTGCCGTCTTGCCAACTTGATATAAACTTTTTCCCACGTTGTATGCTTTAGCAATTGGAGCCAATCCAGGAACAAACATAGCCGCAGTTGATGCTATGTCTGCTACATCCTTCCAATCATCTCTGATGAATTCACGTGCTCTCATGTTTCGTATTCGTGACTGAGTTCGTCCAGTTGTTCTTCTGCTACATCTTGTTTTATTCGTGATAACTCATATTTAACTTCATCGCCATGATCAAAACTGTGTGGGGTGTATCCCCAGGCAGCGGCATAGCGATTGACCATGCGGTTGTACAACTTGGCCCGGCTTTCTGGGTTAAATTTTGCACCGCTGTCATCTGCGTCCATATCTATCTCTTTGCTGGCTGAAAATGATATGTTTGCTGGTTGCTCCATTGTGAGAAACTTTTGAATAGCAGCCAACACAGTAGCAAATATTCGTTGAGCGTCACCTTCGCCAGTAACGTCAAGACTGTTGTTTCTCCAGAACGAAATGTTGACTTCATAAGGAGTCACATGTTCAAACATGATAGTGAGATAGGTGCCATCAGGCAGTGTGACCAATGCATCAACATCACCGTAGTCACTTTTTTCCCACTTCATTTTGTATGGCTGGTTAAAGGCTTCGGTGACAAACTCTTGTGCTCTCATTTTTTAGGCTGCACTGCTGTGGGCATGTTGCGATATTGTCGCTTCTTGGGATCGTAAACAGTCTTCATAGGACCCAGTCCGGCTAGTCGTTTAACTCTGGCAACCATAGCATCGTAGTCATCATCGTACTCCACTTCGGGCTGCTCACGTTTTTTGGTTTCTTTGATATCTGGTATAATGACTTCGTCTTGGCTTTGGTCTTTTGTTTGATCATAGTAGTCCAGGGCACGTGAACCCAAGTCAGCAGCACCATAAGCACCTGCTGCATATCCCAATCCTTTGGCTGTTTTGCCAAGCCACGACGACTTCTTGTCTGCTGTGTTTGGTCCTGGGTTTGAGCCCAGCTGACCGTCATAGCCCGGACGTATCATATCCAATGGATCTCGCGGCATGTATGGATCTCGCGGCATGTCAAGTGGATCAACACGGTCGTTTTGTCTGGGCGAATTGTTTGTAGTGGTAGTGGTAGTGTTGGTTGACTTGGGTGGATTGGTCAAGTCTCTGGCCATGGAATTTATAGCAGATGGTTTGTTTTTCACACTGACTGGCGCATTGGACATGGTATTTGCTTGTGCGGCTGTTGGCCCACCTTGACCACCACGTCCACCACCAGCACCAAATGTTTGACCACTTTGCCCTTGTAGGAATTTGCCAAATTCTTGTTGAGTTTTTGTTCGTTGTACAGCCTGATCCATGGTCTCGCCGGGTTTGACATTTACTTTGGGTTTATCACCTGTGGTCTGGGGACGATAGTCAGGGTTTGGACCTTGTCTCACCGTCATGGTGTTGGGATTGTTTTGAGCAACGGATGCTTCACGTGATCCAGGTTTTGCACCACCAAACCAACCTTTAAATGGTGAGGGACCACCTGTGTAGCCACCGCCACCACCCATGCCACCACCGCCTTCCAATGGTTGTAGATCATTGGGATTTCTTATACTATTAATACCTTTGGCTTCTTTCATGTAATCAGCTAAAGTTTTGTCAATTTGAGTCACGTAATTTTTTCCTACTCTAGAGCCTGATGCACCACCAAACCCAACACCCGCAGTTCTAGTTGCAGTGTGCTGTTGTCCAGGCTCGCCCAATGCACCTGTGGTATCAGTGTACTTGGCTGACACCGACTTGGTTCCGGCCAATTGTCCTTTGTTATAATCAGCAGACTTTCGTGTGGCTGATAAATTCAAATTTGGGGCAACGTCGGTGTCTACAGTGACTGACTGAGCTCCGCCTGGTGTCAGGTCTTTTTTGGCACTCAAAGTTGCTCCGCCCACCGGCATCGTACCCGACACAGTGTTTGTGCTTTTGTCTTTTGTGATGTTTGCTGTGAAATTGCCAGCTGGAGTATTCACTGTGGCCTGTCTGGTCTCTTCATTGAGTCCTTGAATTATGCGTTGTATTTGTTTGAGTCTCACATAGTTTTGTTCAGCCTCACGACCTGCGTAGTATGCATTGCCTTCGGCACGGTCATAGTATGGATCACGATTCTTTTCAGCATCGGATACCAGTTGGTCAATGTTGGGATATTTGTCTGTCAGCTGCTGCCGCTGTTTTTCTTTGTCCACAGGTGGTGCGGTGTAGGGTCGGCTTCTAGCATCTGCACGTGCCAGGCCTCGTTCTCTTTTGGCAATGGTCTGATCGGCTCGGGCAACTTTTTCAGGATTGTCACGGTCAAAGAATCGGTTTATCTTGGCACCGGCTTGACTCACTTGTGCCTTTTTACGATAGTCGCCCAGGCTGACTTCCGCCACGCCTTGTTCTGCTGAGCCTTCTACGTAGGCTGCTGTATTGTCATCATTCCAAAAACCGCCATCATTGGGGGTAGGCATATCTTTAAACTGTTGTTTGTAATAGTCATCCCATTCTTCGTCATCGGGAGTTATATCCATTCTTTGACCGTCAGCATTTTGAGTTCTAAAAACTGTACCTGAGTCTCTATGTTGATAATAATTTGGGTATTGCTTGCGCTGTGATGCTGCTTCAGATTCTTCTTCCGCCACACCATCTTTCATGGATTTGAGATATTTTAGCACACTGCCCCAAGAAGGATCTGTGCTGCCCTGTGCCATGAATCTGGCATGTTTGTATGCTTGATCCCAACCTTTTTCAGCCACAAGTTCTTCACAGTATTGTGAAAGTTCGTCGGCCTTCATGCCTTCGTCGATTGCGTTCCTGTTGCCCCCGGACTTGTATAGTTCAATGCCAGGGAACATTTTTCTAATCTTTTTAGCAGCAATGGCACGATCTTGTGTGGTTGGATAGATTATTAGGATATGGTGGCCACGAGACCCACCTTGCACACGCCCACCTGTTCGGGCAGCAATTCGATCTGCAATGTCTTGATCATCGGGTCCACTGATCGCGGCACCTTTGATCATCATGCCAACTGCTTCATCCAAGACACTTTCGTCCACCAGCGTGGGTCCGGCTGGTCCTCGGTAGGGCTTGATATCGATGATGTATAAATCATACTCGTTGGCCAATTCCCAGGCTGTTTCAGCGTTGGGTGCTTCAATAATGTCTTTGCCACCTTCGCCATGCGATCCGTCATGAATCACAAGCCACTTGCGCATTCCTAGTGGTTTTGCTTTGGCAACGATAGGACGACCCTGACGGTCCAGTGGCACACCGCCTGGCCCTTTGACCATACGACCTTCTGCCATGTCTTGCTGTTGTTTTTTCTTGGCCAAGATACGCTTGCCCTTGTTAATACTCAGTAACAGTTGAGCACGACCTTTGTCAGTTAAGTTCACCCCGCCCTTGTATCCCATGATTAAGTTCTTGATGGCTTGCTCTAACTCAGGGATAGAAGTGTGTTGGTCCCACAAGCCTTCCGCCACACCTTGCTCCCAGACATTTTTTCCTGGTTTGTGTTTGTCCCAAAATCCAGTACCAGCATCAGTTTGTTGACCGCTACGGCGAATTTTATATCCCTTACTCTTTACATAGTCGTACATGGTTTGAGCGATACCTTGCCCTCGATAGCGTTCTTCTACTTCTAAATCTTGTGGCATTAAATATTCACCGTCAAAGGCAAACAACACATGACCCAGTTCTTTACCTTTGCTACTAGCAGTGACATATATTACTTGATTATCATAATCTTCATCATCCACATACTCATCATCTTTTTGTATCTCCATAGAGATATCTATACCATTGAAATTTTCTTGGCCTTCCGCCACACCTTGCTCTACAACACTGATTGGTTTGTGACGATACTTAAATTCAAAATACTTTGCAACAGCGTTGGCATCTTTGCCAATCATTATCTTTTCTTTGACATCACCGTTTTGTAATTCATATGTTACTTTGAATTTTTTAGACTCAGGGCCTTCCGCCACACCTTCCGACTTGTTGCCATAGTTGGCAGCACCTTTTTTGCGGCACTGTACCAAGCGTCCTGATGCATACGCTGACGGCCATACCTTGGCTGACGCTTTGACCTTGTGGTAGCAGGCGTCTTTTTTTTCAGCCAAGATTAAATCGCTGAAACTGATGCCACCGCATTCAGGGCACAGTTGTGGGGCTTCAAATAGTTCATCTATGATCATTTCTTTTTAGTGGCCACGTTGATGGCCTTTCCTGTACGGTTGGGGTTGGGATCTTGTCTGCGTTTTCTTGCGGCTGCTGACGCACGACCTTTTCGGCCCAGTGCATGTGCCTTGGCCTGAGGCAAACACTTGGGCTTGCCTTCTTTACTACTGCCTCTAGCACAGTCTCCACGGATTTTTCCGTCGGGACCAAAACGAACCCATTTTTGTTTGAACCAGTCTCGAAGATTTTCTTCTATATCCTGCTCGCTGATCTTTTCACAGCTGCCTTTGGAATACTCCGTAGTACCGGGTTTGCGGCGATAACCGTCCCAGCAGGCTTCAAGAATTTCTTTGTACGTCATGATTGTTTATTTATTGCATTATCTAGATCATACATCACAGTGTCCGAATCACCCAGTCGCCATTTGGGATTGGTTTCCACCATGTATTTTTTGGTGCAGACTTTGAAATCTGGGAACAGCATCTCTTTGGGATTGCTGGCAGCATCAAAAAACAAGCAGCGATTGTTGGGCTGTGCGGCATACTGTCCGTTGTCCAGTTCAATAAAGTTAAAGCTCTTGTGATCTTCTGGCCATTCTGAATAGGTGGTGTCTATGATGTTCATGTCTGGTGCGGCATTGTCCACTGTGAACAAGTAGTTGCCCTTGTGTAGCTGACGATCCTTGGCATAGAACTCACAGCTGAGATTGCGTAGGAATGCTTTTTGTATCACAGCAATATCATAGCTGAAACAGTCCCAGATCTGTAGTGTATCCAAGGCTAGAAATTTGTCAGGCTCTAGATCAGTATTTCTGCTGACATAAGCATGCAGTGGTAGTTTGTCATACAGTGCGCCATATCGTGGCAAGTAGGCTTCTATACGAAATGCTTGACTGCGTAGACTTTTGATTGACACCCATATACAGGGCTCATATTCGTCGTGACCTTGTTCAAAATCATATAAAAATTCTCTACGAACAAAACAGTGTATGGGTGGTAAATTTGCTACTAAAAAACTCATTTGCGTTTGGCCTTTGCTCTACCGGCTTTCATGTTGGCCAGCCAGTGTGCCATGCGTTGCTTTTCACCTGATGAATTCTTTGCTGTCTTGCGCAGACTGCTCACACTGGCTTTGGTGTTGACGCCCACTTGCTTGCTGAGGCCTTTGCGTCCAGGATTTTTACCATCAGCAAAGTTTTCCGCCACACCTTGACTGGGCTGTGGCATCCGGTATTAACGTAGGCTTTCATCCATCACAGGATATACTTCAAAGCCTTCACCTGATACACCCCGACCACTGCTTCGTAACCATGCTGCGGCTATTCTGTTGGCATCTGCTTGGCTGTTGCCAACGCCACCAAAGCGATACACTTCTTGGCCGCCAACCAACACTTTCCATTGTCCATTCCATTGTCCCATGCCTGCTGGCTGTGGTACTGGCGCTGGTTCAACGTCAATGTCAATGGTGGGAATTTGAGCAGCGGCTGCACTAGAGGCTGCTCGCTGACGTTGTAGGTCTAGTGTAGAACCTGCAATAGGAGCACGACCAGCACGGCGAACATCAAAATTGTCAGGATTGCTTTGTCCAGCACCAAAGTTTATGTAGTCACTCAATCTAGTTATTGCTTCATCGTCGTTGCGAGCCGGGAATGTGTCAATCACCGCACCTGATGCTCTACTGTAGAGTTCGTAGTTCACACGGGTATCAACACCTTGTGGTTCTTGAGCAGATGGCACCGGTGCTGGTTGTTCTTTGCCACGTTTGACATCACGTTCCAACTGTGCTTGACGCACAAAACTCTTTAGTGCTGCCTTGGGCAACTCGCCAGCAGCAAATTTTGCAAAGTATGATAAGGGATCTTTTTCACTGGATACGTCCAATAGTTTGTACAGTTTCTTCAAGTACTCTTGGCGATACGCCTCGGGATCCACGGCTGCACTAAGGGCCACAGTAAATCTGCGCAGGGTGTTGTCAATCTCCGCAAAGTTGTCATTCAACCAATCGCCACCTGGGCTACGGAATTCAATGTAGCCATCTTTCACATTGATTGATGTGTACTTGTCTGTACTACGACTGTGTACAACCTTGCTGGCCAGTTGATCCATACCAGACTTCATTCGGTCCATGAGTTCTTGTGCTCGATCAGGACTTTTTCTCACTGCGTCACGTATTTTGCCCATAGCCGACTTGGCGTAGGTGTTGCCAGCACGACCAAATGAATCCAGCACAAACTCATCGCCCAGCAACAAGGCCAGTTTCACATAGTCCAATTGATCAGTGCCACCGGTCCAGCCAGGCACACTTACATTGATGTGCAGGCCAGTAGAATTATTAGTATAGCAGCCAGTACGATCAGCCCAGGCTTTGACCTTGTTCAAATCACTCAGCAGTTCTTCAATAGGCAAAGGAGGACTCACAAACTCTAAACCTCGGTCATCACTGTTATCAGGATCCAAACTAGAATCAGGTTCCACAATGTAGTGCGGATTCTTGACGCTGGGTCGTTGAACTGACCCGCTGTGATAACTGCTGCTGGCCTGCACTGGGCGGTCAATAGCGTCTGAAAAATTATCAGCAACTTCTTCAATGCTGCCTTCGCCACTGCCTACACTGGTCCAATGTGGCCAACTCATGCTGTAGTTGTTTTCAATGGCACTCATGAGGTCTAGATCTTCGTCACTCAGCCAGTCGCTTTCGTCATAACTTTCAAAATTTTCTTCTCGGTACTCATCAAAAGCATCATTGCCGCCGGGGTCGCTATGCAAGTTGGCAATGAATTCTTCCAAGGCTTCTTGGCGTTCATCGCCTTCCAGGCCTTCGGGATTCCATTCTGATTCGTCCACGTTGTTGGGCACCCATTCTTCTAGGTATTCTTCGCCGTTGCGTTCCCAGTCTCGATACAGTTTGTCATCCAGCCATTCCTGATAATCATTCTGCATTCTATCACGCATGCGTTCTACATCTCTACGACCATTCCAATCACCGTCATAGAAGAAGTCAAAAGCATCTTCAATGCTGCGACAGCGTTGGTCATATTCATAATCGGGTTCTTGATCGCCATCGTCGCTGCCTTCGATGTTGGGCACAATCATTTCAAATTCCATGCCAGCCAAGGCACCAGTTTGTGCGCTGAGTTTCCGCAGGCTAGAGGGACTCATTGTGATTTCAAACAAGTTGTCTTGTTCTTCAGTGAACTCAGCAAACTCACGCAACAAGTTTTGGGCCTCGGGCATCAACAGTCCTGGTTCGCCATTGCGCCCAGTTTTCAATCCCAGTTTGTTGGCTTCCTTGCCCACTTGACCTGGCTTGATATCCACTGAAAGAGCCATGGCATACTGTGGCATGGCTGCTTCTCGTTTGTTCTTGGGAATATAGCCCGAAGCATTTTCTTTAAGCTCAGTCACTGTGCTAACCACACTGTCAGGACCGTACTGAGCTCTCAACAGTTGTCTGGCCATGTCATGATTTCTGGCCACTACCTGTGCTTCAATGGCCGGGCTACCGTATCGATCTTTGATACGTACCAGAGCACGAAAGGTCTTCATGGATGACTGCAAACTTTTTGCTTGAGTGTATGACTCTGTAAAATACTCAGGATTAGCATCTGCAAAGTCACGCATGAGTATGCCTGCTTGTGCATTGGCTTCGTTTTCCCAAGGACTGCCAGTTTCTCCAGCATCATCTGGCAATTCACTCAATTCGTTTTGACGACAGTGAGTGAGTTCATGTGCCACTGTTCGCAATATGTCTAGTAGATGTCGATTGGCCAGGCTCACATGCAAAGTTCGTGTGCCAGGATTGTATTGACCAAAGCTGTTGTTTTGTTTGCTCCAACTGGCATCATTGTGCAACACCACTTCGGGCATGTGTTCAATGTTCAGTTGTTGCACTGCATCTTTGATAAAGGCCTGTACAACACCGTCAATGGGTGTTTCATTCAAGAACATGTTGGTGCTGGCACTGACTCCGTCAGGTGTAGAAGTGACATCTTCTGAAAATCCGTAACGCACACGTTTCTTGGGTGGCAAACTGAGTTCGCGGTCTTGTGCTGCTGTGATGGCCGATTTCAATGCACCAATGCTGCCATTGTTGCGCAACAGTTTGAATGCAACATTTTCACAGCCAAACTCGCCGTGATTTTCCAGGCCAGACTGACGCATGATTTTGATCTTGTTCCACAGCGTGTCCATGGATTCTTTGTTCTCACTGGCCACTGCAGATTGAATTCTGTTTGTGAGATCATCTACCTTGGCCAACACACAGGTGTCATCTATCTGACTGCGTTTGCGCTGTGGTACCTTGACCCAGTCTGAGTTTTTGATCGAATAGATGCCTTGACTGTGATGTGGCTGATCTTCAGGCTGCACATACAGTTCAACGTCGGCACCACCTATGGTGATGTCATGTTCGGTGTTGTATTGATATTTTTTGGCAGCAAACAGCTCTTGATACACCGGATCGTCAGGCATTTCAACCACCAGGTGTAGATCTATGTCAGATTGTTTGGTGTAAGAATAGGCAGCATTGGATCCAGACACAGTGATGTCTTTTACTTTGAGATCCTCTACTCCCAGGAATTCTTGGAAGTCTGCTGCTATTTTTAACAACTTGTTGCGCACTTCAGGCAAGAGATGTTCGTCTCTTGCCCAAAGTACAGGATTGAGTCGTTGATGAAACTTTACAGCATCATCAAGATTGTAAGTAGCCAGCTCATGAATGTTCATAAGCTGTATTTACCGTTACTGAGCGATAGCTGATTCTTCGCTTGACGCAAACACTTCTGGTTCCACTGCTGGAGCCGGTGCCTGTGCTAGATCATGTGCTTCAGCTGGTTTGTTCACCACATTGACTTCACCTGTGATGGCGGTTTGTGGTTCAAACATCACTTTGAGATCTTTGTACAGTTGCTCGTGGGTGTTGTAGTCAAACACATAGGTGCCCACGTGTTTCAACATGATTCGTTTGTCAATGAACACTTGCCCACCAATGTCACGCCAGTTTTCACAGAAAGTCCAGTCTTCTGAGTAGTAGCGGTTTTCACGCACAGCAGTGTCAAAGTAGGTTTTCATGAAAGGATTCAGTTCTGCAGGCAAACCAATGTCGTTGTTGAAGGGCTTGGTAGCAGGATGTGCATTGAGCTTTTCAAACACATCACGTTTGATCAACAAGAAACCTGTGCCAGTTTTTGTGACTTCAATAAGATTGGAAGTGGGATCTTCTGCCTGTCCAGGAATGCCATTCACACACCATTTCACTGGCAGGCTCTTCATGGGGTATAATCCGCCGATGACATCTTTTTGTGCATCCAGTAATACCAACAAGTGCCAGGGTTCCCAGCCAATGTCAGCATCAATAAACATCAAGTGTGTTGATTCTTTGGTGTACAAAAACTTGGAAGTCAGGGTGTTACGTGCTCGACTGATCAAGCTCTCGTTGGTCATGGTTTCCACTGTCCAGTCAATGTTCAGTTGACGGCACAGGTTGGCCCATTTAACAAAGCTCATAAAACAAGCTTCTGTCAGTTGTCCACCGTAGCAGGGCATGCAAATGTGTACTCTAGTGGTACGCAAATAGTCGATGTTGACTTGCACATTTTGTTGATTGGTAGTTGCTGGATCACTGGGTGGTGCAGTGACGGGTGTGGCATCAGCTTGAGGCTGATCAATTGCGGTATCTGACATGGGTTCTCCGTTAAAAAATTATGTTAGTATTTAAAGATTATAACAGCAGGTGTTATTTTTTACGACCGGTATTCTTCCACATAGTCTTCTGTGGTGGGTTGATTGTATCGATCTTGATATGAGGCATGCATGCCACCTGTTACTCCGGTGCCAGCAGTGAGTCCGTCTGACTCATAGGTAGCAGCCCAACCTTGATTTTCTGCAACTTCTGTACCAATGGCAGTGTTCAACATTTTGACCACTGTTGCGGCCAATTGAGGATTGGTTTGTGTTTTTGGATACAAACTCATGACCAAGGCAGTCCGGCGTTTTTCGTTTAGTTTGGGCCAAGCAGCACGTATTTCTGTGGCTGAAGTCATGCCAGGGCCAAACTCCACTGTGGGCAAATAGGCCATGTAAGCATGCTTTGCAAATGGTTCTAGTTTTTTTGCACCCAACAACGGCTGCAGATATGACGGGTCGCCGTTCTTTTTGACGCCACCGGCCTGTGGTGGTTTGTTTGCGTCTTTTTCTGATCTTACAAATATCAATTGATCACGGGCAGGATCGTAAGGTGCTGTGATTTCTGCGGCTTGAAAAGGGCTTTTGACCTGCATGAATCGACCTGGGTCAACTCCGGCCAATTGAGCCAGTTTTTCTTTTATTTGAAATGGAAAAGGTCTTGTTGATGTGTCATTGGTAGCAGCCACATATACATCTGCGTCAGGAAATGTGCGCCGAGCTGACTGATACAAAGCTGCATGCCCTGCATGAAAAGGATGAAACCCGCCGGGCATGATTACTACAGTTGTCATAAACTGTATTTAGCAATCACATGTTTTCCAACAACCACAGGTAAACGGGTGTAGAGAATTCAAAACTGATTGTGCCGTTGCACCCTGCAATGCCATGAAATGTGTCCTCAATTTCAGGTTGTGTGCCGTTGAAATCGTGTGTGTACACGCATTTTTCTAAGAACAACTTGTTAATGTCTAATTCATCAATAGTAACATTGGATATTTGCAATGTGGCATCGCTGATGATATTGCCTTGCTCGTCAATTTTGGTATGCTCGGGCAATTTGCCTTGCAATGTCACTCTCAGCTGGTGTTCGCCGTCATCATCGTCAAATTCATGTTCAAAATGCACAACATCAGTGGCATGATCCAATGTCAACAGTTTTGATTGATCCAACCAAACTTCAATGTGGAATGGACACGCAACCGATGTTGGCGCAATGTCAAATGCAATTTTTACTTTGTCCATAGGATGCTCTAGTAGGTAATAGTGACTGAATTGATTGTGCCGCCCGAAAATGCTTCAACACGCACTCGCATCCAGGTAAAATTGCCGGTGACCGTGGCAGGATGATAGTCAGTTAGCGGAATGGTACTGCCGTCACCGTAGATGTATGTGTCAAACCAGTTGGCTTCAGCAGGATCATCGTCCAAACAGGCTTCCAATATCATGTCGCCTTCGAATTGTGTCACTGAAAATATAATGGTCTGCACACCACCACGCCCGCGATAGTAGTTGGCGGCTGTGACAGGATCACTTGACCAGTCTTGACTGCTGCCGTCATAGTTGCCGGAAGGCACACCATAAACAGTGGTAGCAAGAATGGTTCGTGTTGTCATTAAGCCTTGTCCGCTTCTACAACAACACCTGCACCAGCAAGTTCTTCTGCCACACTTTGCAAGGCAGCAACGATGTCAGCGGTGGCAATTTCGTCACCAGCATCGGTATCTCGGACCAATTTTGAGAGTTTGATCACAACTATTTCTTCGTGTATTTTAGCCATAGTGTATTATTTAGTCGTTTCAATGGGCATGGTCTTTCTTACAATGCCCGGCATCACTAAACTTAGCATTGTGCCTTCGTTGGGGTGATCGTGATCCACAAAATAGTAGGATCGCGAATAACTGAGATTTCGTATGTAACCAACAAACGTACTGTTGGCCCATTCATCTAATGCTGGACTCACACGCAGTGTATCTCGTCGAGAATGTAAAAAATTGGCCAGCATGTCTCGTTGATCTTTGGTGTACTTGCGTTCCCTAAGATAAGTTCTGTAAGCATATTTTGATTCCTGCAGTTGCACCACGTTGGCAGGCTTGGTCAGCACCGCTTGTCGTACCAGGTGCATGTGAACACCGTCATTGCCCAGTCGAACCAGGCGATCAGCCAGTCGGCGTCGATTGGTGTATATGCACACTGTGTTGAAACTGACCACTGTTTTGAATGGGTGAGTTTCGGTTACCAGCACGTCACGAGTTTCACGCAGGGCAGTTTCTTTGGTCACACTCCATGACCTATCTGTCCATACATCTTTTTCAGCCCAGTGCCTAGCATTACGAATAGCACTTTCAAATTGAGCACTCCCCAAGTATCGCAAGCAAGGCGCCTCAGAAATGTTGATGGTTATGCACCATTCGTACTGATTGTAATACAGACTGCTACGATGATCTACTTCAACTTTATACAATGATGATTCCTTCAGCATTTATTGTAGGCACAGCGTCTTGTTCAATTTCAAATTCCACAGCATCGTCCCGCATCACAGCGGTGATTGTGCAATTCTCCAAGCGATCAAACAGCATCCGCTTGCTGAGTGGCACACGGATCAGCTCATCAATCTTGCGACTCAGTGGACGTGCGCCCATTTTGCTGTCATAACCCTTGTCAGCCAAGTGGTCAATCACCGGCTCACTCAACAACAATTTAATGTTTTTGTGTGTCATACTGGCCTTGAGTTCGTCCACAAACTTCAACACAATTTTCTTGATGGCCAAGGTGTCCAGTTTGTTGAACTTGCAGATTCGATCAATACGATTGCGCAGTTCCGGGCGGAAGAAATCTTTCATTGCACGATCTTCTTCGCCTGACTTCTCCAAGCTACCAAACCCAATGTTGTTGGTGTCATTGGCCTGTGCGCCCAAGTTACTTGTCATGATAATGATACAGTTTTTTACATCCACTCGTTTGCCATTGGCTGAAGTGATGTGTCCTTCATCCAGCATCTGCAACAAGATGTTGGTCACATCTGAATGTGCTTTTTCAATCTCGTCGAACAATATGATGGCATAGGGATTCTTGCTGATGTCGGAGATCAGTTTACCACCGCCCACGTTGCCGTCTTCAAAGCCCACGTATCCTGGGGGCGCACCAATCAAACTACTCACTGTGTGCTTTTCTTGATACTCACTCATGTCGTATCGCAACAGTTTCATTTCCAGGTGTTCACTCAACAGTTTGGCCAGTTCAGTTTTGCCTGTGCCTGTTGGGCCCAAGAACAAGAAACTTGAGATGGGACGTTTTGCGTTGCCAATACCGGCAAAGTTGATGTACACACGTTCCAGCACTGCATCCACTGCTGAATCTTGACCATACAATTTCTGCTTGATGTTGCTTTCAAGATCCACAATCTTTGCCGATCGTTCATTCTGCAAGCGATCCACAGGCACACCTGCCACACGACTCACTTGTGCCTGAATCATTTCTTTTGTGATCACAACAGTGCCCTCATCTTTCACACGCTCACGAGCACAACTCGCATCCAACAAGTCAATGGCTTTGTCAGGATTCTTACGGTCATGAATGTAGCGGTTGGCCAGTTCCACAGAGGCCATAATGGCTTCGGTGTCAATTTCGACATTGTGGAATTTTTCCAGTCTAAGACTCAATCCTATTAGAATTTTTTCTGTGGTATCAGTATCAGGCTCGTCAATGCTGAGTCTGTAGAATCTACGCATGAGTGCGCGATCTTTCTCAAATGACTCGTAGTATTCTTCCCAGGTGGTCGACGCAATCACTTTCAAGTTGCCTTTGGTGATTGCGGGTTTCAGCATGTTGGCAAAATCCAAGCTGCTGTTTGAGCCGGATCCTGCACCTTTCATGGTGTGCGCTTCGTCTATGAACAGGATGCATTTCTTTTTGGTTTCCAAGGCAGCAATCACGGCCTTGAACTTTTCTTCAAACTCCCCGCGATACTTGGATCCTGCCAGCAAGCTGCCAATTTCCAGTCCCCACACTTCGTGATCTTGAATGAATTTGGGCACACGTCCAGCAATGATTTCCTGTGCAAGACCGTCCACAATGCAGGTCTTGCCCACACCAGGATCACCCACCATGAGCACGTTGGCTTTGAATCGTCGAGCCATCACAGTGATCATTTCGTGCAGTTCTGTTTGGCGTCCAATTAGTGGTTCCAGTTGATCATTCTTGGCCATCTCAGTAAGGTTGGTACAGTACTCATTGAGGATTTCTGTGGCCTGCACATCGTTCATGCGCACATCGTTTTGGGAGTAATTTTTCTGACAGAATTCCGCAAAATCAGTTTTCTTCACACCGTATTTGAGCAAGTAGTAGTGTGCATGGCTGTTGGTCTCAGCCATGATTGAAAGATATATGTCTACCACAGACAGTTGTCTACGTCCAGTGAACATGGCCTGCACATTGGCCCGATTGAACAGTCGTTCCAGGGTTTGAGTTTTTCTTGGTTGTAGATCTTCATGATCTTTCACCAGGTGCATGAGTCCGTTGAGATAAACATCAACTTCTTGATCCATCTTGGTAATCTCTACTCCGTATTTGTCCAAGGTGCGTCGAAACGTTGGATGACGAATCAGAGCCAACAACAGGTGTTCGGTCAACACATATTCATGTTTTTTCTCTCGAGCAATCTTTACTGCTTGTTCAACAATGTGTTCTATTTCTGGATTATTCATTTACGTCCTTGCGTGTGATGTTTACATTATACAGTCATCTACTAAAGAGAGCAACCTGGATTATTTATTTTGACTATTTTGTATGGCAGCGATGACTTCTGGTGCAATTGCATCAGGAATTTGAACTTGTATACGAACAAAGATATCACCAACTTGACCATTGCGATTGGTCAGGCCCTGACCTTTGAGTCGCAAACTGGTTCCTGGTTGTGTCTTGGGTGGAATTTTTGCAGTCAGGGTGCGACCAGTTATGGTTTGCATTTCTAGATCAGCACCCAGGATCAAGTCCCATAAGCCAATGGTTCGTTCAGTTATGAGATTGAGGTCTTGGCGTTGCCACTGTGAGTTTGGATGTACTCGAAACTGGATAACAAGATCAGCGCCGCCGGGACCAATGCCTTCGTATTGAACATTGTCACCGTCCATGATGCCTTGCGGTACATCTATTTCCACGGTGCTGGTTCCTTGCTGAGTGCCCAGACTCACAGTGCGTTTGCCGCCTGTGGCCACGTCCAACAACGAAATCCACAGGCTCATACGCACATGATTTCGTCGAGCTTGCTGTGCAAATCCATGTCCAAACATCTGGCCAAATATTTCATTGATGTTGACACCGCCGGGTTGACCGTGAAATCCTTGAAATCCTGAAAACTGTGGTCTGGGGTTGTCGTAATCAGCACGTTTTTGTTCATCGCCCAGCGTGGCATAGGCTTCTTGAATGGCTTGAAATTTTTTGGTATCGCCACCTCGGTCTGGATGATGCGTACCGGCCAGCCGACGAAAAGCCAGTTTGATTTCATCAGCAGTGGCAGTTTTTGGCACACCTAGTGCAGCATAGTAGTCAGTCATGAGAAAGGTCCTGTATAGTTAATAATTATACAGGACCCAGGGGTGGTTGTCAATTATTTCTTTTCAGGTACTTTGGTGCCTTCGAGCTTTTTATGAACTTTGATTTTTTTACATTCTTGTACTGGTTTGTTGGTTTTCTTATCTACAACAACTTTGCCGGCTTTGTCTTTTTTGTCCTTGCATACTTCTTTGATTTCGGCTGCGGCGAACACAGGAGTAGTGGCAACCGAGCCCAAGGCCAGTGCGACTGTTAATACGATTGTTTTCATTGTAGTTCCTTTTAGAGTTCAGGGTAGTCAGGTTCTGGTGGTGCTTTCTTACCGCCAAAGCCTGTGGTAACTGCTGCTGGAGCAGGTGCGAAACTGGGTTCAATTTTTGTGCCAGCTGCTGCAGAGCCAAAGCTCATGCTGGGCGCAGGTGTTGGCAATGGTGTGCCTGGTGCTGTGGGATTCACAGCGGCTCCGGCCAGTTTTTCTTGTGTGCGACCAAATGCCGCAATGCCCAGTACTGCACCCATGGCAATGTGGAATAGTCCAGCACCTTGCAGTGTGAGTGGACTCCATTGAGTGATTGTGGTGTTTTGAAACATCTGCAACACCGACCACAGCACTGGGAAAATGGCCATATCCAGGGTACAGATACCCATGTACATCCATCCCATGGCTGGGCGCCATTTCTTTTGCATCCAATCTTCGTCTTTCTTTTCTGGTTTTTGTTCTTCTGACATGTCAGGCTCCTTTATGAATATTTATGGTTTTTGGGTTCAGATAACTGCTGTGTAATATTTAGACACACCGCATTTAAATAATAACATGGCCAAGTCTGCATCTGATCAAATATATGAATATCTTGCCAATGTAAAAAGTACTTGGCGATTTCTTTTGTCAGTGTTTAGTATATTCTTGGTTGCTGGTGCCATAGTGTTGAGTGCTGTGTGGTTTTACGTTCGTCGTTAATGTTTTCTAGGATGGTCGATCAACCATTGCTCTAGTTGTTTTAGATTCAAATCTCCATCAAAGTGTTTCTTGAACCCCCGATAAAATCTTATCTTGTCAGGGTTGCCTTCAAAGCGAGCTATGATTTGCTCTTCTTCCAACTGTGCCTGCTGAAACTCTGGCAAGAACTCTTGGTATGTGTAATAGGCAAACAACACAAAACAAGTCAGCACCAGCACAATGGCAAAAAACACATTCAAGTATGCATGGAATATGATCAGCACAGCAGGCACGGCAAACACAGCCAAGATTGTGCCCGTGATCAACAACAGGGTTTTAGTTACTGGATTCATTTTGTTCTGCCCGACGCTGCTTGTCTTCCAAGAACTCTTCATATTCCTGCAGTCGTCGTTGGCGTTCAAACCACTCTTGTTTTTGCACTGCTGCCAGGGTGTCTCTGAATTGGGTGGGATTGCCCCAACGCCGTTGTGCATCATGTGCAACCCACATGAAGAATCCTGCCATGATAATTATGGCAATGAGAGCTGCAACACCCAATGCAATTTCAAACTGATATCTCTGCATGCGTTGGCGTTTGCGGCGTGCCTTGGCCAATTCTTGAGCCATGAGTACTTTTTGCTCTTTGCCCAATTCCTTGGTCATGCTTTCTACTTCAGTATACAACGCACCCAGTTCAGGCGGGCTTTGGTAGATCATGAGTTCACGCAGTTCTGTGCCCATCTGCTCCAGTTGTTTTTTCATCAGCACACGTTTGAGAGCACGTTTGGCCAAGCTGTCGCCTCCAGAATACACTTCTGTTTTTGATCGTTTTTCTTCGTCTTCCAGTACCGCTAGACATTTGAAGTAGTTGTCGTAGTACTGTCCTAGACTATCACCAATCTCTGTGTAGATATTGGTGCTTTCTTCACTGCGTTTGTTGAGTTCTTTGACCCGGGCTTTTTCTTCGTTGAGTTGTTTGACTGCACCATCAGGCACAGGCTTGCCATCATACTTTTTGTGAAACTGATTGTCAAGATCTTTAAGTACGCCTTTTACATCGCCCGTGGCTGATTTGATGTCTTTGTACAGTTGACATCCTTTTTTCACAGCCTGAACTGCACCGTTGGCTAATGCAAATAGTGTTAGCGGATCCATTGTTGTTATCACTCATGCCCCTACGCTGGGGGCTTGAGTATTTAACGGATCTGTGCTTTAGTTTTAGTGGGTGTTAGACGAATGGTATCCACAGCCAGATGCCCTGGCTCAACAGCACTGTGCCAATCACAGCAACCACTTCGCTGATTCGATACATGGTGTTGTTCACACTCAAAATGCTGGCACTCAACAGCACAATGGCCAATTGAAATGACAATGACGCAAATGTCAACCATGGTGTGTGCCGGGTGGCCTCATCACGTGCTGCTTCGTGGGCCTGTGCCTTTTGCAACAGTTCGCGTTTGCCTTCGCCTTTTGCAGGGTCACTTTCGTAACGTGCAATCTTGGCTTCAAGTTCTGCTCGGCGTTGGGGGTCGCGTGTTTCTTCCAGTTGTCCTTCAGCAATGCTTTGCTTGATGCTCTTGCTTTGATAGAAAGCATAAGTGTCTGTGGCTTTGAGCATGTTCTTCAACACAGCACCTGAATAACTGCTGGAGAAGTATG